TTCAAAGATCGTATGCCAGTCGAGACCTGACTCTTCACGATCCTTCTTACGATGATGCTTATAGTATGGAAAAATATCTCGACGCCAGTAGTTCTTATCATCACAACAGATAACAAGTTCGCCATACTTCTCGCCAAACTTATTACGATATAGACGAAGAGAGTTGAGTACCATATGCCGAACCAAGTCAGGTTCGATAGGTACGTTTTTACCTCCAATCTGTTTCATAAGATTGGAAATCATAACTTGATTTAAATCAACGAGTATCATTTTTTATCTCAGTTTCAATTCAATATACTATTATTATATATTATTATGATTTAGAAGTCAATATCTTCTTCGTCTGTTTCTGAAACAAAATTCATCCTATCAATCTCTTCATTCGTTAACACTTCATATACTTTATCGATGTGACTTTGCAATGGATGTGGCATATTTAAAGTACCATAAACCGTTGAACGAAGACACTCAATCGTAAACGAATAACGATCAATGAAACTATCTTCAAAGATAGGAAATCCATGTATACCGATTTTATTGATCAACTGTGTAGCATAGTGATCTACTATCTCATCAATGAATGCTTTCTTATTCTCATCCATAAAATCTCCAAGCTGCTCCTTATCCATAACCTTTGGGTTTGGAGACAGCAAGGGGAATTTGATTACATTGTTTGCTTGTGTCATTTAATTACTTTGAGCAAGATAGTTTCCTTATTCAACCTTCCGTTCATAGATGCTTCTTTTGTATTTATTTCATCCATGACTTTGTTCATAACTCTTTTACCACCAGTCAGAACACGAGGTAGAATTTGGTCAGGTTTACGGAGTTTCTTACGAACAGAGTTCTCTTCATCGTAACCCTGTAGTGTGGTTCCTTTGATAGAAAATCCTGCAGGACCCAACGCATCATATCGAGTGAGCAATCGGTACTTAGTGTTGAAAGTCCACAACTGATTCGCTCCGATAATATCAGCAGGATTGATACTGACTAACTTGAACTCAGCAGCATCCTTTTGATACTGCACTTTAGCAATCTGTTTTTGTAAAGACGCAGGTTTCTTTGCGCGAGTTTTACGAACCGTTTTCTGATTCTGTGATTGCTTACGAGCATCATCTACAATCATACGAACGAAATCGATGAACCGAGTTACCCCACGAGGTTTCATATTAGAGTAACCTTCAGTGAGTTGTTCGTCAGATTTTGACTTAACCTCTTCCAGTTCAGACAGCAGAGGTTCATAGTGATCAGCGATAGCATTTGCCTGTTGCGATTTAACCTCTTTGCTACGCAACCATGCATACATATCAAACTCAGATTTATATTTGTTTTCAGTAAAAATATCAATCTCGTTTTCTAATTCTGCAATGTATTCACTGATCTGCTCACGAATACGATCTTGAATGGAAACGACGGGCGCTTTTCGTTTTTCCTGCTTCTTGATTTCAGACACAACTTTCTTAGCGAGTTTCAGATATCCTTCAATTTTATCATTGAAGAACTCCTGACTCTCGCTCGGCATTTTGCATCCGTTCGCGACCATACGCGCCTGATAACAGACAGTAGGGCTGATCTTATCGCTTACCTTGCGAAGCTGTGCGACCTCTTTCTTGTTACGAGGATAATTATCGAACAGCAATTTAAGAGCATCCTTCTGGTTGTAGAAATAGTTGTACCAGTTGTATGCTTTTAACATATCCATAGATGTAACTTCAACATCTGTCCACGTAGGTTCATCACCAAGATACTTGGTGTCAAAAGATTTCGGTCCAGAACGAACCTTCTTCTTTCGTTTTACAGCAAGAGTACTTTTAGCCATTATGACTCCTTTCATCTCTCATCATATATACATTTTAGATGGAAAAGAAAAATAAGTCAATAGTTTTTTTAAAAAAAAATTTGTTTGAAATCAAAGGGTTGCAAGAAAGTTTGACCATTCCCTTGCTCGGTTATCCCAGTTGAAGAAGTTATTCGCATAAATCTTTTGGAACTGGAGTTTCTGTGTATGCTGATCATGCCAATATTCATTCAACACAGCATCAAACAATTGAGCGAACCGATTTGCATGGGTATTAGTATCTTCGTGCCACTGATATGTATTTGCGAAACCAGCAGTCGTTTCAGGAAGAGCAGCATAGTTTGGGCAAATAATACACACACCAGCACTCATCGCTTCCATAGCAGCAATACAAGATGTCTCTTGCCAGATGTTTGGATAAGCAAAGATATGTGCTTTCTTCAATGCTTCACGAACCTCATCGTTTGATACAGTACCATGATATGAGATACCAGGATGTTCTTTACATTTAGTAAACAACTCACGATACTGTTCATCTCGTTGTGGCCAGCCATAGATATTGAATGATGAATAAACGTCAAGATGAATCTTATCTTTCCATCCATTATCCCACAGATACTCATATACAGGAACAAGAAGTTCTAAACCACGATGTGGTGTTGTATGATAGATTAGATTGATTACACCATCGTTTGGTTTCTCGTGTTCTTCAATTGGCACGATTGCATTCTTGAGAACAACAGATTTAGAATATGGAATCTGATGGGCAAGATGATATGTCTGCCATTGATAATCAGAAACGAAAACAAGTTTCTCAAATCGATCTAAAGATGATTGGTCGCGAATATGTTGTACTTCAGGATCAGACCAAGTATCGTGCAACCACAACACATTCTTCTTATCTTTTGGAACTTCACGAACACGAGATGAGATGATATTGATATTATCTGGAATGTTGACACGAGAGAATAGACCCTCTCGCATCATTTCAGTACCGCCTTTAGCACCAACCACATTGCCATTTGAATCAATAGAACCAGATTCTTCGTCCAGCCCTGTAATTGTAAATTTCATTTTTTTTCCTTATACCATAACTGTCTGTACCGATGATACAGAATCAACACGGAAAGAACGCCATGCATTCTTATCAATATCCCACACTGGAAGAACCGACTCATTCACTGTTCTATTTCTTTCAGGTTTGTCAACAGGTGCTGGAACAAGATCAGATTTCAGAGTACAACGCATTACTCGTTCACTACCATCGACTTTTGTGAAAGCAACATCAGCAACATGTTTTTGAAGAATTTCATAAATTTCATTTCGTGTCATAATATTTGTCCTATATCTATAATAACTTCAACTATGTGAATAACGATTTCAATAATCAATAACACAATTATAATGTTATATGGTGTAAATGTAAATAAATTTTTAAATCTATTCACCAGAACTTATTTTCATCCTATAAGAAGAATTCTTTGGATCACCCCATACTTCAGTAGCAGGAACACGAATGAACGGCATCTTCTTAGCATCACCGCCAGTATTTGGCACAGTAAGCATTACACGCTTACCTTTCCGCCATGCTTTCTGTTGATTGATGATACGAAGCAAAGAATTTGCCATATACTCCCGACGCATCGCTTTTGTTAATGATTTACTAACATTAGGGCGTTCGCCTTTAGAAATATATCCATTTGACTTACCGCCTTTTTTCTTACCCATTTTAGTATTCCTCTTCTAATGTTTGAATGTATTCGTTGAGTTTATGTTGTAGAGATTTTTCACAATACTGATTGCCGTCTAAAAACCTGTGAGTTCTACAATCTTCCTGCTTTATTTCACTGATCACGTGGTCTGTGGTTGTTTTTTCATCATTTATAATTGCTCCAATATCCCAGGTAGTTTTTGCGGTGCTTACTACGTTAAGTAATGGCGGCATTACACACCCTGATATTATTATACAAGCAATTAGAAAAATCATCAACCTTTTTGCCAAAACTCCACTCCAAATAATGCGCCTGCAACCACACTATACTTCATCCGTGCCATTTTTTAATTTTTCAAATTTTTCTTTTTCCATATTATAACTTAGTACTTTTTCATATCCTTTTAGATGTTCTTCGATCTCAGCAATATCTTCTTCTTTGTCTGATGAAAAAATACCATAAATTTCTGTATCATCAGTTCTATTTTGTAAATCTTTTCGCAAACTCTTATACTGATCTTTTAATAACTCTAGTACGATTTTATCTGCTGTTTCATAATCTATTTCAATATTAAACCCCATTATATCATACATCCTTTCCTGTATCAAGTTGTTTTCTAACCCATTCAATCTTTTTGTCTTTAGTCCAGTCTTTAAGATAATCATTATCTTTGTCGAACAATTCCAACATCTCTTCTTCAGAGATAAGATTGTTATCTACAATATACTCGCCCATCCATTCCTGTGAGAACTCATCACACTCTTCCATATTTACTGTGTTATTTGCCCACTCAACCATATCTACTTCAGCATCAGGATTCATCTTCTGCAAATCATCCTTAT